AATACAATTTTTTATCATTTTAACTCGTCGTAAGTTGTCAGTATTACAGTCATTTCCTGCAAACATTACCCATTTATTAGCTTTATGATTTTTTATAGTTTTTAAATCATTCAAATCATAAACTCCATAAAAAATTGTATTTTTATCTAAACTTTCATATTTAAAATTACAAATTGACTTAAATATTTTTTGATGATTTGTTATTGATTTAGAAGAAATTATTTGCTCAATTTTATTTTTAAAAATAAATTCATCTAGATTATTTATATTATTGTCAATATCTTTATCTTCATAACTTAAAACTACTTCTTCATTCCTATCATTTTCATCATTTTCATCATTTTCATTATTCCCATCATTTCCACCATTTTCATCATTTTCATCATTTTCATTATTCCCATCATTTTCATCATTTTCATCATTTTCATCATTTTCATCATTTTCATCATTTTCATCATTTTCATCATTTTTATCATTTTCATCATTTTCATCATTCCTACCATTTTCATCATTCCTACCATTTTCATCATTTTCATCATTTTCATCATTTTCATCATTTTCATCATTCCTATCATTTTCATCATTTTGTATTTTAAATTGTTCTTTTTTTAATTGATCGACATATTCAATATAATTACAGTTAATTTTAAAATATTTACTATCTAACTTTATAGAAATGAAACCATTTGTAGTTAAAATATTTTTATTTGATTGGTTTATAAAAAGATAATCTATTTTAGTTATTAATATTGCATTTGTTGTATAACAAATAGGATTTATTTCTAAAATTGCACTATTCGACTTATTTGTAAAGTATTTTAAAAAATTTAATTCATTTGCATCATTTACAATAACTTTAGAAAAGTTATTTATAATATAATTTATTAATTTAAATGGAACAATATAGTTAATTGGTTTATCAATTGCATCTAAATATAATTTTCTTATATAATTTTTATGACCTCTTTTAAATATACATGAAATATTTTTATCATTTAATGGCTGACAAACATATAAAACTTCATCAATTTTCTTATAATTTTCAAAATTATTAGTATTAAGAAGTTCATGAGTATGTTCTTCGCTTAATTTATTATTATTTTTAAAATAGATTCTATCAATAAATTCTTGGTCCATACTATGATGATAATAGTCATTAAAATAGCCATACTTTTCAAATATTTCTTTTTTAAACATTAAAGTAATTAGTCCTAATCTTGGCTTAATTTTATTATTATTTATTTCATTTTTTAAATTATCTAAAGAATTAATATAATTAGTACATCTTATAATATTTGTTCCAACGATATCATAATTATATTCAATAATTTCTTTTGCTTGCATTTCAATTCTGTTATTTAATGATATATCATCTGCATCCTGAAAACATATTAATTTACCGGTAGATAATCTAATTCCTAAATTTTTAGCAAAATAACATCCCTTATTTTCCTTTAGTTCAATAACTTTTATATTTTCCTTATTTTCAATACATGAATAGATAATATCTAAAGAATTATCAGTTGATGCATCATCTATTATGATTATTTCAAGATTGTTATATGTTTGATTTAAAATACTTTCAATAGATAATTTAATAGTAGAACTTGCATTATAGACAGGTATTATAACTGATATTTTAAGATTAGTAAATCTTATATAATTAAAATTTTTAATTTCCCATCTTAATTTAGTAGACATATTAATCATATTACGAGGTCCACTAATAGAACTTGTTGTAACATCAGCTATAACTAAATTTGGATATGCTATAAAACATTCAGATTTATATTTTTTATATAAGTATCTAATTGGACCACTATCAAATGCAATATTATATTTTCTTATTTCTATAATCAATTCATCGAAAACACTTGAATCTAAACCAAGAGCAAAAGATCCATCAGTATATTCAATTGGATTATAATAATTTTTATGAAATATAATTTTACTCCAATTATGCTGACTTACACCTAATGCGGCAACTTTAAAAGTTTTAGATATTTTTCCAAAAAAGTTTCTTACTTTAAATTCAAAATTATTATCAAATATAACATCATCATCAAAAACTAAAATTTTCTTATATTTTTTATGTTTAGATGTAATAATTACTTTTAACCATGATTCTAAATAACCATAAGCACCCGATGATGGTATCATTTTTATTTTTCTATTTATTTCATAAGGGTGTGCACCTTCCCAATTAAAAGGTTTATTTTTATAATTATTATATTTATCTAAAATAGGTTCATTATAGCCATTAATTGCATTTATAAAATTAAATTTTATATTTAAATCGTTTAATTTTTTAGCCATCATTTCTTTTTTAAATTTATCATCTGTTAAATTTATCACAAAAACTATATCAAATATAGTATTAATAATAGACATTAATTATTTAAATATATTAAATAGATAATTATTAAAAAAAAATTATATATTTACTATATGAATATACTTTTTATTTATTATAATCATTTAGCAGTAAATTATAATAAATTATTAATAATAAATACAATAAAAATATATGAAAAAAAGTTAAATAACAATAATATTTTTATTGAATTTTTAGAAGTAAAAGATATTGATGATTTTATAAATACATTTGATATAACAAAATATAAAAATTATATATTTTGGCTACATCAAAAAATAGGTTCATATGTTGTTACTATTACAGAAAAAATTAAATTGATTAAAGATAATAATATTAAAACAATATTCTGGATGGATGATTTGCATTTCCCTACTTTAAATACATCAAATGATGAAAGGTTAGATATTGATTTAATAGATAATGATGAAAGATATAAAAATGTAGATTTAATATTATCACCGTCAATTGATTATTTTTATAATATAAATTCAAAATTATTAACAAAAACTAAATTTTTATTTTACTTTTTTAATGAACAGGTAATTGATAAATTTAAACCATTAAACTACGATATACGAATAAATAAAATTTTATTAACTGGAAAAATAAATGAATTGTCATATACATCTAGGAAACAAATGTATACTAATTACTTTTATAATAAAGATTTATATGATTGGTTAGAACATCCAGGTTATAATAAGTTAAAACATGAGATTTATCATTTAAAATATTATGAAAAATTATCAGAATATAAAGGATCTATTTTAGGTCTAGCAAAATATCCAGTAAATTTTTTACTAGCAAAAGTTGTAGAAATACTTGGTTGTGGTTGTTTAGGATTTTTTGAAGAAAGTTCATTATATTATGAAAGACTTGGATTAAAAGAATATATTCATTATATACCTATAAAAAAAATAGATAATGATAAATTACAACTATCCTATAAAAAAGAAGATTATTTCTATCTTGACTTAAATAATGAATCTTTTAAAAATTTAATAAATAGTTCTACTGGAAAAAAAATTGCTTTAAATGGATATAATTATATAAAAGATAATCTAACATCTTCAATGTTTATTGATAAGATTATAGATATATTCAAAGAAATTTAAATATAAATATATAAATTAAATATACATTCCATCGGGTGGTTTATTTTTTATATGTGAATGTGTGCATTTAATATTTTCTAATTCATGAGCTAAATCTAATATTGATTCTTTTTTTCTATGAGTAAAAAAGAATTTTTGTAAAATTGCTGTTGAATATTCATTATGTCTTATTTTATTATAAAATTTCTCAAATGTTTCATCATTTGGTCTAAATTGTTTAAACATTAATTGTATTTGCTCTTTCGTAGCATATGAAAATTTAATAATATAATCAATTCTACCTGGTCTTAAAAGAGCACTATCTAATTGTTCAACGTAATTAGTAGTAATAAATGTTATTAGTTTATGTCTTCTTGACACACCATCTAATGTATTTAAAATTCCACTAAATGTTATACAACTTTTAACTTTACTTTCTCTTTGAATAAATAAAGCGTCAACATCTTCTAATAAAAGAATTGAATTCTCTGGTAATGTCGAAATTGCTTTCATAAATACTGCATCATCTACATCAGGACCAAAATTAAATATAGATATATTCATTTTAAATTTACTAGCTAATGCAAATATTATCGATGTTTTGCCACTACCTGGTAAACCTTCAAATAAATAAGTTCTTTTATATGGTATACCAAAATTATTATAAACACTTTCTTCCTCCATAAATCGATTAACATCGTCTAATAAATTATCTTTTATTTCTTTATCTAAATAAACTGTATCAATATTTCTCATTGGTAATTTATTTAATTTTGACCAAAAATTTTTAAATATAGTTACATCTATCATATTTTCAGTAATTGGTCTATTAAATAAATATGCTTTCTTAACAAAATTTTCTAATATATCTTTACTTTTTTCTGAATATAACTTTAATATTTCATCACATTTAACCATATGAGATAATCCTACTGGTTTCTCTCTATTGATAACATATTCTATTTCTAATTCATTTCCTTCAAAGTTTATTTTGTATTTCCCCGCATCTAGTTTTAGTAAAACTATATATTTATTATCATCTCTATTATGTAAGGGGTCGTATTTTAGACCGTTGGTATTAAAACATTTAATACCATCAAAAGTAGCAGCGTAAGATAATATATCATCAAATATAGGATAATCTGTAGTTATATCAATTGAATACATATTCCATATTAATATAATTAAATATGAATGGTTAAAATTCTATTTTTTTAATATTTTTACATTAAGTTTTTGATATAATTCCAGAATTTGAAATGCGTTTAATGCAGCTCCTTTTAATAACTGATCACCACATAAAAATAAATTAATCGTTTTTTTTGATGAATCAGATAAATCATACCGAATCCTTCCAACCATTACATCATTCTTATTTTCTACTTTTATTGGTTCAGGAAACTTATTATATATTGGATTATCTTCTAATTTAACTCCTGAAGAATTTTTTAAATTAAATCTAACATCATCTAAATTTATTGGATTTTCAAATTCAATATTTACACTTTCAGAATGAGCTCGTAATACAGGTACTCTTATACATGTTGCACTAATATTTATATTAGTATTTAATATTTTTTTAGTTTCTTGCATTATTTTAATTTCTTCATCGTTATAACCTGTATGTTCGTCTATTTCAGAGTTATGTGAAAAGACATTATATATATATTGTCTTCCAAAAACAGGATATTCAGAACCAGGATTCATTAATTCATCTAATCCTTTTTGACCAGATCCACTTGCAGATTGATAAGTACTTACAATTACTCTTTTAATTTTATTAATTTGATTTAATGGGTGCAACACCATACAAAGTAATGCAGTACAACAATTTGGATTAGCAATTAATTTACTAGAATTAATTAAATGACCATTAATTTCAGGAATTATCAAGGGTACATTTGTATTCATTCTAAAAGCAGAAGAATTATCAATTATTAAGCAATTATTACGAAGTGCTATTTGTGCTAATTTTCTACTTATATCAGAATTTGTACATAATATTATTGCGTTTAAATCTTTAAAAACTGCATCATCATATTTTTCTATTGTGAGATTATAATTCTTAAATGAAAATATTCTCCCAACAGATGATTCTGAAGCAAAAAGTCTTATAGAATTATATTGTATACAATTATAATTCTCAAGTAATTTTAAAAATTCTTGACCAACTAATCCTGTAGCACCAAAAATACCAATATTCATTTTATATAAAAATATTATTAAAATATGTTTAAATGTAAATTTACTTATTTTTTCAATAAAAATAAGTAAATAAGTAAATAAAGAAAAAATACTATTAATAATAAAAAAAAATGAGTATTCAATATGGCCA